TGCTGGTTGGTGCTGCTTCTTTTAAGGCATAACCAGCTTCTTCTAAAGCTCTTACGTTATTAAAAGTTCGTACAAGGTCGTTAGAACCACCAAAAATATATGGTGTATAGATGCTTAAAATGTCTGCTTGTGTTGGAACTAAACCAGCAGCTAACGAACCCGCTACATCGCTTCTGTCAAAGACTGGAGCTACAGGGTCAGCAGGTAAAGTTACTGGTTCCCCTTCCATAACAGATTGTCCGCTTGTGCCTAATGCTCCTAAATTTAGCCCACTCATATTAGTATCAGACATAGCTTGTGCAACAGCTGCGTTTATAGCTTCCATGTCAATGTCTTCTAAGCCTGGAATTCTAACTACCATCTTTTCTTGTCCTTTCTCTTTCTGCACCAACTTTCATTGCTGCTATATCTTCTTGAGATCTTAACTTCTCTTCTTCGGATTGATCTTTCTGTCTAAGCTTGGCTTTGTCTAGTTTGATCCTTTCCTCTGCAATCATCTTATCATCTTCATTTTCTTTTGCACGTATTGCAAGCTCTTGTTGTTTCAAGGTTACAACGCCATCATCACCAGGAGATAGTATTTCTTCTATTCTAGGCATGACCTGTTGCATCAATTCTAATTCTAACTGAGCCTTCAAAGCTTCTTTTGCAGGGTTAGGCGGTGGAGGTGGCATCATCATTCCGCCTTGTTGCATGCCTGGTATCTGTTGCTGCATAGGCGGTTGTTGTTCTGGCATTTGTGCATCGGCTTGATTCTGTGCTTCTAGTGATATGTGTTGGAATATGTGCGATACCATAAGCGGTATTGTTGCTGGGTTAGTCATACCAGCACCTGACTCTAAGAAAGTAAGATGCACCTCTATATGTATCTGATGCGCTTGGTCAGGGAATGCCATGAGAGGTGCACCCATTAATGCGGCACTGTTCTCACTTGCTGGATCCATCGGAACGGGAGGTGGTGGATCTGGAGCAAACAATGCTTCAATATTTTCAGTTCCTAACGCTTGGTACATTCTTCTGTATGCTTCCTTGATATTGTGTATTTCAGGGTTGCTTTGTACTAACTGCAGTTCTTGTTGTGCCAATGTAATACGTTGACTCATTGAGAAGAAGTTAGGATCACTGACAGGTATGACATCTACTCTATTGTCAAAGTCAGTTTGTTTAATTTGTTGATCACCACCAATAACTTGGTATGGATATACAGGAGGCAGATACTCTGCAAACAATCTGGTTAGTATCTTAAATTCTGTTTTCTGTGCGTAGTGTAATCTTTTGTGTACTGCGGACATGACTCTTGTACCTTGCTCTAGCAAAGCCATAGTCGTGCCTACTGGCATCTCTTGATTACCTTCTCCCATTTGTAGATTAGTAATCGATGCAAATCTTTGTCCTGCTTCTACACAGAATCCTAACAGCTGTAGTAATGTCGCCGATGGTTCTTTATAAGGTAGTGGTATTAGTGAGTCTCTTAGTGCTCCGCCAGGTGCGTCTACGTCTCTGAACTCTCCTGGTTCTAGTGGAGTCTCGTCGTCCCTGATTCTAAGTCCCCTGGCCTTGAATCCAGCAGGTAGATTCGCCAGCGTACCTGCATCGATCAATTGTCGTAGGGCTCCAGTCGCGGTTCGAGACAAACCGCCAATCATGTGTATTAAGCCGAACCCATAGAACCCAAGGCCAGGAAGAAACTTGTAGTGTACAAAATACTGTATCTTTGTTCTGAGTGGATCGTTAGGGTTGTAGTTCCTTCTGATCGATAACACTTCGTTGGAAGCTCTGTCTACTGTAATGATGAAAGGTAAGTGGTATCCATCTTCATCTTCAAAGCCTGGCATGTCCATGGATACGTGACATTCCAACAACTCATACATCATGTCGTTGGTGGTAGCACTCAATCCTTCTAGTTCATCTTCTTTGTCTATGGTGTCACTGCTGCCTATATTAGTTTCAGCAGGTTGTAGTGGTATGTCTCTGTAAAATCCTGCGAGCTGTTGTGTTCTGATTTCGTTGTAGCTCATTTTGACTACGTGCGTCACTCTTTCACAAGTCTCTAAGTCACTGGCTGTGTACGGAACGACTAAATCTTCTACGGGTACAAACGTACTGACCGCTCTTTGTTTGCTTACATCATAGTAAACTTTCTTAAATGCTGTGCCTGCTAGGGGTAAATAAAACAGTAATTGGTCCATTTCAGGGGTATATTCATCCATTACCGTGGTTATTTGGTAATTCATGAACTCTTCTACCCTACGTGCTTGATCTTCAGTTTCAGGGGTTTCATTGCCCATAACCCTTGTTTTTACGGGTCCTTTACTAGGTAATAGCTCCTTAAAAGCCTGCGCTTGGAATTGGGTCACGGATTCAGCAAGCATAGGATGCGTTACGCCTGATGCACCTGGAAAAGGTCTATCTCTATCTTCATACTTGAAGCCAAGTAGATCTAGTCCTTTTACGTATGCATCTTCCCAATCGTGGCGACTTGCTTTATCTTCTTCATAATCAGTGACTAACTGAAAAGCAATTCGTCCTAGCTCGCCTTCGTCAATGTACTCCGCTAAATTCGCATCAAATGGTGTGGTGTCTATCGCTTGTTCTGCATCAGGGAAAAAGTCTATCTGTGCTCCTTCTTCTGACAGCTCAACAGAAATGTCTCCTTCACCCATTTGCATAGGTTCTTCAATTTGAACCTCTTCACCATCTTGTACTTCCAGATCGATTAAATCTGACAACCTTTCTATGTTGGTTGGTTTGTTGTTTTCTGCCATTTACTTTTTGTGTGCTTTTTGAATTGCAAAATTTGCATTCATAGTCGCTCCTTTATGAGGAGTAAACTTGCCTGTGTGCTTCATCAGTTTGTAGCTACCATTCTTTTGCTTCATCCAATGATAGCCTTTAGGTGCTTTGACTCTCATTTAGTAAACGCCTGTGAACTTTGTGCCTCTCAGTGAATCACCACCGCCACGACTTTTACCCTTACCTGCTCCAGGTGAAGGCTTTTTAGAAGTTGTCATGTTGGATTGTTTTGCATAAGGAACAAATCCTTGGTCCTTTATCTTTTCGCCTTTGTCAGCCATTATAGTCTCCTAATAATATTCTCTGATCCGTCTCGGTTGATTCTCCTGCAGATCATCGTCCGATTCTAAACCAATAAATCCGCCCTGTCGATAACGCATTAGTGCTTGCGTAGTCGAGTCTACCAAGTCGTCGTGGTCTCCAAAAGGAAACGCCGCACATTCTTCTACTAATTCGTCCGCCCAACGTGTATCTGGTACATATACCATACCTGATTCCAGCATTGGCGCAACAGCATTTACTCTTGCGATTTTATCTTGTCCTTTGCCAGGTGAGTAGTTGACCACAGGGATACCTGACTGACGTAATTCGTCCGTGAGCGGTAGACCACTGGCCTTGGCTTCTACAATAACTGTGTCAGGGTCCCAATATTCAAATTGTTTAAAGGCTTCTTTCTTCAACGTAGGAAAATCCCATCGACCTTTCTTAACATCTAGCAACAGCAAAGCTGGCCGCATGGAGTTAGGATCAGGATAGAAAACGCACCATGTCGTAATAGCAGAGAAGTCAGACGTTTCTTTCTTGGTGTAAGCTGTATCGTATGACTGGATCACGTACTGCATTTCTGGCACTTCATCGTGTTCCCATTTTTGCCACCATTCACGTTTTAGTATCGCTCCTTCTTCTGATGTTGGGTTTTGCATCCACTGTGCTTCCCATTTGCTTACAGGTATAGAGGCTTTGACCCCTTCTAATTCTTCTATCTTCCAATATTCAGGCCATAAAGGTTTTTGACTATCAGGAAAGATTGCAGGAAATTCTACGACTTCCCACTGATCTGCATGATCTTCACCTTGTTTGCTTAGTAATCTGCCTGTTAAGTCCTTGATACTCCATCGTGTCATTACAATAACAATGGCTCCGCCTGGCTGTAGCCTTTGTCGGGGACCAGAACTGTAGTATTCCCAAGCATTGTCCAAGGCCGTTGGTGAAAGGGCGTCTTGCTCTGAGTGAATATCATCTAATACTAATAGATCTGCACCACGTCCTGTTACCGCACCACCAATACCAGAATAGAAAGCTTCGCCTCCGCCATTGGTCTCCCACCTTCCTGCTGATTTACTATCCGCTTTTAGCTGTACGCCAGGAAACACATCTTGATACAGCTCTGAATCTATTATGTCCCTGACCTTTCTACCAAAACGAAACGCTAGTTCTGCGGTGTGCGTGATCTGCATGACCTTTAACTTAGGATTACGGCCCAAGATCCATGATGGGAAAAAGGTAGAGGCAAATTCAGACTTAGTATGTCTTGGTGGCATGTTCACTATCAGACGTTTTATCTTACCTTGTGCTACCTGCTCTAGTTTTTCTGCAAATATCTGGTGATGTCTGCCTTCTACAAAGTCTGGCCACATGTGATTGATATAGGTCAAAAAGCTTTCTTGTCCTTCACGCTGTAGTTGTTTGGAATTTAATGCTTCAGTCAGTTCCAACAGTTCTCTGGTAGCTTCAGGGTACTGCTCGGCTAACCGCTCTAGGTTTATGTCAGGATTTTCCATGCCAAATATTTTGAAATTTTAAAATTTTTTGTGGCCAAATCGTTTTCGATGTTTCCTATGATGAAGGGGGTAAGCTCATTTGTCAAAGTTTCTGGGTATTCTCTCCATGTCTATTTTCTTCTCTTATATACAACCCACTCGCTCCGCTCGTAGGGGGGGATAGGGTATAGATTCATTCCAATAGATATTAATGAGCTTCGCTTGTTTTCCGTTAATATTCTATCGGATTCATTCTATACCCTATCCCCCCCTACGAGCGGAGGCGAGCGGAGCGAGCCAAGGCGGACACACACGCGTAAAAGAGTTGACTATATGGGATATTTATGCGTCTATCTTATAGACTTATTGCATACGATTGTTTAATATGTACTTACTTATTCATTAATCACAAAGGAGAAGATATGAAATTAAAAATAAGTATGTTTAATAATAATGGGTTAGAGGTAGCAAAGGCGATAGAGCCTAACTGCACGAGCCTTGTCATCAATGGTGTTGTTGTAGTTGCCAATGGGCAGATACAAGAAGACACACCTCTACTAGAAGATCATGAAGCAGAGCATGGCGCAATCGTAATGCAACAACAGGGGTTATTATCATGAGCGTAGATGTTAATTTACATTGGACAACGTCCGTAGAAATGTCAGTCCCAAAGCGTTTAAGTGAAGATAGTAATACTTTTATGTCTGATCTTACTTTTAAATCAGATCGCAAAGATACTCTTGTAGTAACTTTGTTTGCTGATTCAATCGAGGCGTTGCAGTTAAAATTTGTACAGGAGGAGGAGTAATGAGCATGAAAGATGTGTTAATGGAAATAGAGCAGGAGGTCGAGTGCCACCTGCAATGTGAAACAATCGAAGAGGTTTTCGACAGAGTGATGCAGACAGCAGTCAGTCAGTATGGAGAAGTCCTCGTTGGTTCTGTGGTCGAACAGCTTTGGAGCGATTACAGTTTAAACAGTTACTACAAGCATCGTGAGGATTAATCAACCAAGAAGAGAGGGCGACATCAGTCGCCCTTTTTTTATTTGCCAGCAACGATCCGTCCAGGCTGATGTCATGCGTGAGCAGTCAGTCAGAACAAACAAGCAAGCAAGCAAGCACAACGACTAACCAATTTGTTTATTAGTCCCTAAAAATTGGTTAGTCGTTGTGCTTGCTTGTATGGGATAAATTGTATAAAATGTATGTGTGGTGAGAGTTATACAGGATATAGTAACCCTTCATAGAAGGATGTTGAATTATATTAACCAAGGCTCTAAGCGTTACTTGTAACTTTGGTCTCATCATGTCAGCCATTGAGTGCGAGAAGGTTATCTCAAGAAGTGACAATAAACTACTAGACCTTCACTAGACCAAAACTTATTAATGGTTTCATTGAGGGAATAGTTCACCCAAGAAGTCGCAACGAACTATTTTATTAACTAAAGGAGAATATTATGGGAATGGATGTATATGGGATTAACCCTGAACTAAAGTCACAAAGACCAATCATGCCTGATTGGGATAAGGCAACTGATGAGCAAAAAGATAAATACTTTGAAGGTTGTCTGCAATGGGAGGCAGAAAATCCAGGGGTTTATTTTAGGAACAATGTTTGGAGTTGGCGACCGCTTTGGGATTATGTTTGTTTGGCTTGTGGTGACACAATGAC